TTAAGAATGTATACCCAAACCCTAGTGAAGTTTTGGATTCATGCTTGACAGATAAGGAGATTGTTGCAAGGGCTGACGTTGCGGTTAAGGAATACGATAAGTTAAGAAAACTTAGTAACAGTAAAAAAATTGACGATGTTAAAAAACAAATATACCTTACGCTGATTAGTATAAATATATTGGAAGCTATTAGATTTTATGTTTCTTTCATCTGTGCTTTTGCGTTTGCAGAAAACAAAAAGATGGTTGGCAATGCAGACATTGTAAAACTCATTAAAAGAGATGAAGCCATACACCTTCACAACACTCAGCAGATTCTAAAAATTCTTCAGACTGAAAAGTCAGAAGGCTTTGTTCAGATTTCTAAAGAGTGCGAAGAAGAAGCAATCAAGATGTTTGAAAGCGCAGCATCAGAAGAAAAGAAATGGGCATCATACCTATTCAAGGATGGTTCCATCATCGGGCTTAGTGAGCCTGTTATGCATCAATACATAGATTGGCTTTGCATGAGCCGCAGGAAAGCAATTAAACTACCTTATGACTCTGGCCTAAGAAATCCAATAGCTGGATGGACAGAGCCGTGGATTAACAGTGAGGCTGTTCAGGTGGCGCCACAAGAACACGAGATTACCTCATACAAAATTGGTGCTAGTACGAACGACCTTGAGGACATGGATTTTGGAGATTTAAAACTATAATGGAACCACAATACCCTATTGATAAATCAACGCCTAGATACTCTGGCAGAACTATAAGAGTTAAAAAATTATCTGACAAAGCGATTATTCCAACGAGAGCAAATTTATGTGACGCTGGTTGGGATTTGTACGCTAGTAAACCAAGAGGCCTAGCACCAAACCAAAGAGCCATGTTCTCCACTGACATATCATTTGAAATACCAGAAGGTTTTGTTGGGCTTATATGGCCAAGATCAGGGCTATCAGTAAAGAAAGGGGTAGATGTACTAGCAGGTGTTGTGGACTCTGGATACAGGGGAGAAGTCAAAGTGTGTTTACTGAACACGGGTCATGAATGGTTAGAAGTAGAGGAAGGCGACAGAATTGCACAAATTCTGTTTCAGGAAGTTCCAGAATTTCAATTACAAGAAGTCGATGTGCTACAAAACTCCGACAGAGGAGTGGGAGGGTTTGGAAGCAGCGGCAAATAAAAAGGGTTATAAATGAGAAAATCCCGAAAGCAACAAAAGAATGATCGGCGTAGAATTGTACCAATAACTGCAAAAACGCCAAATCAAAAAGAGTACATTAGAGACATAGTAGAGAATGATGTTATCTTTTGCACTGGGCCATCTGGTAGTGGCAAATCCTATATAGCGGCAGGTATAGCTGCAAATCATATATATAGAGATGAGTTAGAACAAATTATAGTCACACGCCCATTGGTGTGTGCTGGAAAAGATATAGGCTCACTTCCCGGCGAGTTAGATGAGAAGATTAAACCTTACTTGCTGCCAATGGAGGAAAACTTAAAACATTTTCTTGGTAGGGATTACTATGGTAAGCTATTCAATGATGGCAGAATAAGATATGAACCCCTTGAAGTTATGAGGGGCGCAACATTTCATGATGCCTACATGATTTTGGACGAGGCACAAAACTGTACGTTAGAACAGATCAAAATGTTTATCACTAGGATGGGTGAAAACTCAAAGGTTTTAATTAACGGCGACATAAGACAAACAGACATTAGAAAGTTTAGCGGGTTGCTTGAGTGCATTGATAGATTAGATGGCATAGAGGGTGTTGGAATTAGTAGGCTATACTACGAAGACATTCAAAGAAATGGAATAATTGGCAGAGTACTTGAAGCTCTAGAGGAAGATTACTATGATTAATTACGATTATATTTGCAAAAGTTGTGGACATGAGTTAAAAAATGTGTTACAATCTATTAAGGATGATCCACTCACACACTGTGATGCTTGCGGGGAGGAATCATTGTCCAGAGTAATTTTTGGTGGAAGGGCAGCATTTGTTGAAAATGTTTCCACTATCGGACAGCTTGCAGATAGAAACATGAAAAACATGGGTCACTACAAAAGATCGGAGATTGAGGAAAAACACAATAGCCAAGAAAAGAAAGAGGCTCACGCTAAAAAAGAAACCAGAAGAAAAATAAACAACATGACACCAGAACAGAAAAAGAAATACATTATGGAGGGCAAATGAGATACTTAGATCCAAATGTAAATAAATTCTATCAGGACAATCCGCAAGAGGAATTATATGACTCGTCTGGCAACTTGACCATCACGTCTAAGGAGATGGCTTACGCCAAAAAGGTTACTACGGATAATTCATCATTATACTTTATAAGGGTTTACGATAACGTACCCTTTGATCCGTCCGGTATGTTTGCTAACAGAGAAAAATATTTAGATACAAAGTTCAAGCGTGTTACAAAAGAAACTTTTGATTTCTACATGCTTTTTTTGAAAACAAATAATTCGTTATATTTAACAAAGGCGCAAAGGAGCTACTTAAATGACTAAAAAAGGGCCACTAGGAAAAGCGGAAGAGTTTTATGTTGAACATCACTTTGACAAGCTCAGTGTAGATGAAATCGCAAAGGAACTGGACAGAGCTAAGGCAACCATTAAGAAGAAGGTGGAAAAACTTCAGAAAGAGGTGCAACCATTTAATGCTGGTTCTCAGATGGCAAGACAAGAAGGCGTTACGATAATGACTGAAAATGCGTCGTCAATGTCTGATGAATCCAAGAGACCGTCAGGAAATACTAGAACTAGAAAATGCGTTACGAAGATTAAAAGATGAGTTTGATTTTTGGAATAGAAGAGTGGATAATCCACTATAGACAGGATAAACATGCTATATGGATTTCAGCACATCTTGACAATGGAGAGAGAGCCTACATCAAACAAAACGAAAACGGCTCTCTCATTACATGGAAAAAAATAGCTGACTATTGTTCTGACAATGGCTATAATATAGAGGGTGTTACCCTGCAATACAGAAGCCATGAAGTTTACACGGATACATCTGACGCAGAGGCTGTGTATCTGTCTAAATCTGTTGTCGGGGTTATGGGCAGCGATGAAAGCAAGGATTGTTTTTGCTTAGGTATTTTGAAGGATGGGTTCGTTGAAAAATCCATGTACGTGGCTCCAGAACTTGTTGTTCAGATAACCACTGTAGATAAAGTTGAAGATTGCATTGAGGAAGCGTTGATTTATAATGACAAAAAACAGGACAGACAAAAGTAAATACATGTCCCCCTCTACTGGGGAGTACTGCACATGCGCTCAATACCTAGCCGAAGTTATGTGTACACGCATGGCTCAAAAAGAAAATGAGGGCACTCAAGCATATAAGTTTTGGAACACCAAGAAGTGGAAAAAAACCTATTCTTACCAAGTAATACTGGCCAACAGATTGGCAAAGAAGTACCGCTGTGCAGCTATAGTTAAAGCTATAAATTCTAAAGAACTCAAGCATGTATATTCTCTAGGTTATCCCAACTTAGAGCAAGTAATTCAAAAATATCAAAAAATAATTGAGCAGCAAGACGCTGAATCTACTACAATAAGTATACAGGAACAACCGAAGAGCAGATCAACCTCCTTCGGTAAGAAATCAAGTCTGCAAAGATTGAGAGGATTAGATGGCAAAGAAAAAGAAGAAAAATAAATTTACCGAAGATGTTGTTAGCAGCACTGTTGTTTCTACATACGGGGATGTTGTAAGGACTGGAACAGAGGTTTTAGACAACCTGAACAACCTCCAAGTGATAGGTGTTTCACCGGCGTTAGACATTGCTTTGGGTGGTGGATTGAGAGAGGGCAGTTGTGTGGTAATGACTGGAGACCCAAAGAGTGGTAAGACCACTACTGCTCTTCACTTTGCCGCCAAGTGTCAGGCGATAGGAAAGAAAATAATTTACGCCAACACTGAGGGCAGGTTAGCAAAACAAAACTTTGAGGGCATCAAGGGACTAGACCCAGAGAAAATTCTGATTGTGGAGTCTACTGACGATAGGGTATTATCAGCAGAAGACTTCTTGAATATTATTGAGTATTATATTAACAATGATCCTGAGTGTCTGATTATTGTAGACTCAATGTCAAACATGGTTCCCAAAGTTGAACTTGAAGGCGAGGTTAGAACGGGTGTAAGAAATTCTTTGCCTAGACTGCTCTCAATGTTCTTTAAGCGTATTGGAGGCTCCGTAACAAAGAACAAGACAATCATTATTTGCATCACTCACAACATCGCAAATACTAGCGGTAGTAGATATGCACCCATGAAGATGGCAGACTGTGGGAATATGCTACAGTATCAAGCTGGAACCAATATGATTATTACCCATCGTGGCAAATGGCAGGTTCCTGCTCAGACTGGCCCACACGTAGGGCAAATCGCCAACTGGAACATAAAAACTTCCAACGCAGGTGGTATTCCAAACTCTACAGCGGAAAGCTGGATTCGATATGGCATAGGCCTAGACGAAGTACAGGAAGTTGTACAAATTGCCTGTGAGTTCAGGTTGATAAAAACGGCTGGCGCTTGGTACACTATCCAATGTGCGCTAGAAGACGTAGAAGAGCCAGTAATAGCAAAGATATTAAAAGACAACGAAGTGGGAGAAAAAGAAGAAGACATCGAAAGATTCTTTAAATTTCAAGGTGTCAATAACTTGACGGAATTCTTGAACGAAAATCCCCAGATTTGTAGTTTCATATACGATAAAATCAAGGAGCTGTTTTGAAAGTAACTGGGCTAAATGGTAGAGAATACAATCTTAACCTCTCTAAGTATGATGTAAAAGCTAACGACAAAAAGAAAAGATCCAAGCACCACATCAGAGCTAGAAAGATAATAAAAGAAGTATACCATAGCTACAGAGTGCTGGAAGAAGTCAAACTTCCCGGAAGTACCTCAACTCATAAGAGATCTGTCTTATACCTAGATTTCTTTATACCAAATATTAAAAAGGCTTTTGAGGTTCATGGAAGACAGCACTATGAACATATACCATTCTTTCACAATACAAAAGCTGACTTTTTACTAGCTAGAGCTAGAGACGAGGACAAGGCAGAGTGGTGTGAACTAAACAATATTGAACTTATAGAATTGAAATACTCAGGGAGCGATGATGACTGGAGACAATCAATTAAAGGCATCTGAAAGATTAGCCGACCATATAAAATCAGTAGAAGAATATATCAATATTTCAAATGTATCTTATAGCACATTTAATGTTGAGTATATTGTTGCTGCAAACTTGACAAAGGACGACTTGAATAAGTTGACCACTCAAGAAATGTTTGATGCGGCTTATCTGCTATATGGATATTCTACATATATTCAAGATGAAATCAATAAGAACAAAGTGGCACTAGGTTGGTGTGAAGACCAAATAGAAAAATTGGTAGCTGCCAATCTAAACAACTTTGACCAGTACACCAAGCATAATGTCAAAAGGCAAATCATAATTAAAGAGAACAGTTATGCCGCTAGCGTAGATGGCATGAGAGCAGTTGCCGAAGCTAGGCTGCAATCGCTTGAGGGTAAAGTGTATGAGCTTAAGCGTCAGGGAGATATTTTACTAGAGAGGGCTAAAAGAGTATGAGTATTAACCCAGAAGATTTTACAGTGGAGCAACTTAAGGAGATACTTGAAGCCAAGCTAGCAGAGCTAGAGGCGGGCGTGGAAAAGCAAGATGCTTCTCAAGAGGAAACTTCCGTATCAGAAGATTTTTCTGTGACACGCAAAGAAGACAACAAGAGCAAAAGGCAAGTTAGAGGTGGTGAGAACACGTGGGTTGACACTGGAGAGCATAGAGATGTAGAAACTCCAGATGTAGAGTTAACACCTAGAAAAAGAAAAGCACCTAGAAAAGTTGAAAAAACCTGTCATATATGCGGCAGAAAATTTAAGGTTAGAGCCGATATGATTAGTGGCGAATTCTATAGATGTGACTATTGTACGGGAAGATAAAATGGATTATAATTTGACAGACGTTGGCGCAGAAAGAGCAGTGCTAGCTGGATTATTCCAGTATGGCATGGATGCCTACGTAGAAGTTGCAGATATTATAGACAGGACTTCATTTGGGCACGAGAACAATCAAGTCCTGTACTCCTGCGTTGAAAATGTTATTGAAAACAATCTAGAAGTAGACCTCCCAGCTATACTATCATCAGCGTCTCAACTTAACCATGCGGATCGGGTTGAAGATAAGCAAGAACTACAATACATCAAGTCGTTGTTTGACTTCCCTGTTAATAAAGAGAATGTATTCCAGTTTGCTGTTCAGATTAAGAAGTTTGAATTTGCTAGGAGAATCAAGAAGTTAACAAACAAAATACATAAAGATGTTGACGACATCAATGGCACTGAGAGTATAGATGAAATTATAGGTATGCTTGAAGAACCCGTCATGGATTTTCTGAGAGAAGATGATGGCGGTGAGCGTCCAGAAAAAATTGGCAAGGACGTAGAAAGCTACATAGATTTTCTAACAGAAAACAAGTGTGACGTAATTGGAGTACCCACTGGATTTGCAAGGTACGACCACGCAATCGGAGGAGGGCTAAGAAGAAAGTGTGTTGATTTGGTTGCCGCAAGACCAAAGGTTGGCAAGAGCGTATTTGCTGACAACGTAGCATTAAACGCTGCTTCTGACGGTGTTCCAGTTCTAGTGCTAGATACGGAGATGTCTAAAGAAGACCATCTGAATAGAATTATAGCCAACTTAAGTGGAGTTCCAATCTCGGACGTATCCACAGGAAAATTTGTAGACGACGACGAGCAAAACCAAAGAGTCCACGAGGCTGTTAAACATATAGAGGGTATACCATACAATTACGTAAGCGTTGCTGGAAAGCCTTTTGAGCAGATACTCAATATAATTAAGAGATGGATTATACAAGATGTTAAGATGGATGAAAATGGCAGAACTAATGAGTGTGTCGTTGTATATGATTATCTCAAGTTGATGTCTTCTAGCTCAATAACTAACAACATTCAAGAGTATCAGGCTCTCGGATTTCAGATAACCAATCTTCATAACTTGGCTGTTAAGTTTGACTTCCCTTGTCTGTCTTTTGTTCAATTAAATAGGGATGGAATAACGAAAGAGTCAACAGATGCAGTGTCTGGGTCTGACAGGTTGATATGGCTTTGCACATCGTTTTCTATATTCAAAACAAAGTCACCAGAAGAACTTGCGGAGGACGGCCCACAAGCAGGTAATAGAAAACTAGTACCCATTGTGTCTAGGCATGGAGGTGGATTGGATGACGGTGATTATATTAATATGAACATGCTAGGAGAACACGCAAAGCTTGTAGAGCTGAGGACAAGAAATGAGTTTAGATCGCAGCCAGTTGGCGATAGCGGACTTTTAGATGAAGAAGCATTAGATAGGATAAATGAAGATGTCGAGCAAGAAGATGGATTTGAAGAAGATCAAAAAGCTCCTTGGGAATAACATTGAGTTAATTCTATCGGAGTTAGGTGTTGAGTTTCAAAAGAATGGGGAAAACATTACTTGCCCGTGTCCAGTTCACGGTAGTGATAGCCCTAATAGCTTTTCTTACTCCACTGACAAAAATATTTGGAGTTGCTGGTCAAGAAGATGTCAAGATGAATTTTCAAACGATGTCATAGGCTTAATTCAAGGTATATTATCAAAAGATGCAGATGAAGATGTTGGCTTCAGCGCGGCTTTAACTTGGGCTTGTAGAACCTTGAACATAGACAATAACAGTGTCAAGGTAGAAAAGGTTGAAGAAGAACAAGAAGATGACTTTGTAAAAATGGTTGGATTATTCTCCAAGAAAAAGGAGAGTCATGAAGATGAAACCGTGTCAATAGATTGTGATGTCATGCATCCTTCAGACTACTTCCAGAAGAGGGGTTTTTCTGACAAGACATTGCTACACTTCGGAGTTGGAGATTGTAACCAAAAAAAGTCAACTATGGTTCAGAGAGCTATTATACCCATACATAATCTTAGTGGAGATAAAATAGTTGCTTATATAGGCAGATCCACCAAAGACTATATAATGCCAAAGTTCCTATTTACTAAAGGTTTCAACAAAAGAAACTATTTATATAATTATCATATGGCTATAGAAAAGGCTAAGGAAACTTCCACATTGTTCATAACAGAAGGTCAGGGTGATGTCTGGAAACTATATGAAGCAGGTGTTAAAAACGCCGTTGGTATATTCGGGAAGTCTCTAAGTGATAAGCAGAAGAAAGTCTTGGAAACAAGCGGAATAACAAGGCTTGTAATATTGACTGACAATGACCAAGCTGGCAGAGAATCAAAAATGCAGATACAAAGACAAATGAGTAGAATGTTTAGGGTAATATTTCCACGTATGCCAAAAAAAGATGTTGGTGATATGTCAGCTAAGCAAATACAGGAATCAATATTGCCTCAACTAAAAGGGATGTATTAATGGTAAAAATTATAGGCATAGCCGGAAAAAAACAATCCGGCAAAAACACAATGGCTAATTACATTCACGGAAGATGCCTTTCCAATCATGGTATAATTCATGACTTTAAGATAAATTCGTCCGGTCAGCTAGAGGTTGAAACTCAGGTAGACGGAGAGTCAGAATTTGGCATACTAGACATTACTAGAAAAGATAGTGAATTCTGTGAGTATGCGCATTATAACATGTGGCCTTTTATTAAGCTATATAGTTTTGCGGATGGCTTGAAGCAACTATGTATGCAGTTTTTCAACCTTTCTTTTGGTCAGGTGTATGGAACTGACGAACAAAAGAACACTAATACAAATATTGAGTGGATAAACACACCCACTTGGGAGAACAGCGGGCTATCCCCAAATAGGGGGTATATGACAGCACGCGAGCTTTTGCAATACTTCGGTACTGATGTTATGAGAAAAATGTATACAAATGTATGGGTTGATCACGCCATTAAGACCATAAAGTCAGAACAAAGCGAAGTGGCTGTAATAGCAGACGTAAGGTTCCCAAACGAGGTAGAAGCTATAAAGAAGGCTGGGGGAAAGGTAATTAGGCTCACTAGAGAAAAATATGAAGATTCTCATTCAAGCGAAAGCGCTCTGGATAAGGACGTGTATGACTGGGATAATTTTGACTTGATTGTTGACAATTCCAGTGGAGGTCTAGAAGGCTTCTGTAAAAAACTAAATAAAATTTATAAAAAATTGGAGTTGTAATGTTAGTTACATATATTAGAAGTTCTAGCTTTAATAATTATTCTTATTGTCAAATGCAATACTTCCTGACCTATGTTCTTGGTCATCAGTCTACATCTGGCAAAAAAGCACAGTTGGGGACAGTAGTCCATAAGGTAATGGAGGTTCTGGCTGGATGTCAGCATCTACAACAGGATGGCAAAAAAATGTTGCTTTCTGATGACGCATTGGGGGATATAAAGTTTACCCGTAAAAAGCTAAAAGACGAGGAATTTGTAGAAGACATTCTTGCTAAAAGCTATGACTGGTATACCAGTAATTGTACCCATAAATATACTAAGGCTGACTATAAGTTTTGCAGGGAGC